TTGTATTATTCGGAATAGTACTTTTTACAATGTCGCCATTTTCAAGCTTTACGGTAGAGCCAATATCATACCCAAGCGGCTTATTCCGCCATTTAGCACCACCAAAATCGTTGATTTCTTGCTGCGTTGATCCATCCGCCGATACGATAAATGAAGCAGCCCAACCGCGATCAATTACGACTTGTGCGAGTTGCTGCATTAGATAGCTGTAATATTCTTCCAGTTGATCAAGCGCAACGCCTTGTTCCTGAATTGCATTTAAAAGATAATTTCGAAGTTCATCATCCTTGTCATCAACATAATTTTTTAAGCTATCAATATTGTCTTGCAAGACATTATCTTGCTTATCAACATAAGCACGCAGATCATTAATGCGATTACTTAAAATCCAGTCTGCTACGCCTAGTTCCTGAAGTTTAAGCCAGATTTTATCGAACCCATTATTTACTCCGGGTGGACGAAAGGAATTATCATAGCTTTGAAAGTCTTCATCACGTCGGAACGGTGTATTTCGCTGAATAATAATTTTTAGATTATTAGATGGCACAAAACTGAATACTACCGAACCAGACAAAAGTGACCAATCGGATATATTCGGCTCCACACCATCAATTGTTACGATTAAATGCTCTTTTTTTTCGCAATCAAATTCTAATTGATAATTTGTTGCCACCCCATTTGCAACATATTCTATATACGGCGTTTGCTCTGATACTGCCATTTCATCACCTAATTATTAAAGTCCAAAGTGGCTTCAATCTCACCACCGTTTGTTCTCCAATTAGGCGATTCATTCGCTTCAAGTTGTCTGTGTATTTTTCCGATGCGTTCTGGTGAGTCAGTTACAGCACCAGCCAATGAATCCAGCTCATCATCTTCTTGATCCGTAATCGCTGGATTGAACATGCGCATTTTCTTATATTGTGGCGATGTATTCTCACCTTGATCTGTATCAACAACAGAGGCGTGCACCCATAGCAACCCTGAAACCAGTGGGCCTTCTAAGGCATCAAGAATGCGCTTGTTTTTTTGTCCTACAGAATGATGCTCTGAAACACCGCAACGGATTTGCCTTTTCTTCAATGCAGCTTTAAGAGAAGCTGGTGCAAAATTACCAATGCCATTAATTTCAACCGTGATTTTTGGTATGTGAAATTGTTCAATCAAGTCGCATAGCTGCCAAACTTGCCCACCTGTAATACCACCATGATCATCAGTCGTAATCACCTCACCATTCAACGCTATTGATCTATGCCAATACTTCACACCAAAGTCATCATGCAGAACCAATGCCACCGATGAAATATCCGATTTAAGTTTGCCCGATGATGGGTCCCATCGTGCAGTCATTCCAACAATCTGACGCTCACCCAGCATCATGATGTGTTTGCCATTGGCGCGTTTTAAAGTTGGCTCACAGTCATAAACAATCATTTTGTCAGGGTCAAGGCGCACGTTACCTGTGGGTTTAGCGTGTAATTGATACTGAGAATCCCATTCATTAAGCGTGCGGCATTCTCTACGCCGATCTTCCATGACTTTCGGTGTAAATCTATCAGGCCATAAAGCCTCACCGTAAATATCAATAAGAAAATGCGATTCTTTAAATACAATCCTGTAGATATTGCCCTGCTGAATACACGTATAATCAATGCCATCTTTAAGCAATCTTGCATTTGCGCCAATACCACTAAAAATATAACGTGGGTCAAAATCAATAATTGCTTCGGCTATATTTTCAAACCGTTTTTCATGTTCAAACATTTTGAGCACCAAACATTTAGCACCTATTTTTTGAATGTGCGTATAGAGTGAATCATGCGTGTGTGGTGTGCCGACAAATAGTTTTTGCCCACCTGGTATCAGAATGTGTGTTTGTTCAGAAAGTCGATATCGCAGCTTTTCACGCGCTTCTGGTGTACCAATATTGGATGGTACTTCCACGTCATCGTTTTGGATTTCGTTAGCACGCGAACCAGTAACGTTTGAAAGGATTCCACGTGCATGAATCGAACCATGACGCACATCATTTGAACCAGTCACCCACCACTTTTGAGTCTCACCGCGTTCTTTTTTAATATTGAATAATTGGCAAAGCGGATGCCGTTCTAATACTTGCTCTGTACCACGACTGACTTTGTAGGCATCGGGATCGGTTGCACCTTGATGTAGAATTAAATGATTAGGATTGTTATAAAGCTTCCATGCGTTATAAATATCAAGAATCGTTGATTTACCGTGACCACGAGGCATCATCAATAAGCCAAGCGTGCCGTAATCCTCCAAGAAATCACAGACATCTAAATGGAAATCAGGAACGACCCAGTTAAGCGTTTCAGCATAAACGAGATAGAACGCAGCAAAGCTGACTTGAATCATGGCTTAACTTGGACGCTGTTTACGTTCTTCTAGCTTCTGAGCCACAGACTCCAATATCTTTGCTGCCTGCATCTCAGGCGTAATTTGTCGATTACTTGGGTCGCCCACAGACAATTCATCATCATTGAGAATGCGCTTGAGTTTTTCCATACAGGTCAAGGCTTCTTTAGCACCCTTATACAGCCAAACTTTATCGCCACGCCCCTCTTTATCAAACAAGTCTTTGCTGTAAGCCTCTGTCATTAAATCAACGGTATCTGCCGCTGCCATTTCCAAACAAAGCTCAAGCTTTTCTTTTGTTTCAGGCTTTAAGTGACCAACTTTCTTTTCGATAGACATATAAAAACCCTCGTATATATCAACAATCTACGAGGGTTTGTGGTGCGTTTTGTTGGGTGTTTAATCTTTTGGTTTTTCACCAATAACTTTTTTGCCTGAAGCATCAAAATAATATGGTTCGTATTCATTGATGCAGTTTTTATAAATCAAATAAATAGCTAAAGTAACAACAATAAGATTCCAAGGTGAAAGCCAATTAATATTAATGCTATTTCCCCACATAGTAAGAGCAGGCGCACCAAATAAAAACGCAATAATGCCAAGCGCCGGCACAATATCAAAATAATAATATTTATCTTTGTATTTCCAGTTAATCAATCCACAACCCTCTCAAAATCAGGCGCCTGAATGTCACCCCAATCATCGCCTAGCCAACGCGTCCGACCGTGTTCATTTTCTGCTTTTTGTAGCAGCTTTTGACGGTAATCAGGTGCAATCATATCTTGAAATTCATCAAAAATTAAACGGTTTGTTGCAGCTTTTGTATACCACAAGTTTTGAGCAGGTATTTTTCCTTTCAAATATTTAAATGTTTCATTGCCTGCATTAGTGTCAATACCATTGGCTGCTTGAGTGGCGTTACCTACTGTTAAATTTAATATGGTTTTGAAGTCCGAACCGAATGGCCCACCTAAAAAGTCGGTTGCATCACGACCACTGGTATCAGTACCAGCAACTAAAATATCTCCCAAAACTGGCAAGCCACCACCTGCCACAAATGAGCGTTTGAAGAAATCTGAATCAATACCGGCTGTATACCATTTTTCACCATCCCACATTTCAGAAGGATCATTACCATTTACCAGCTCTTTTAACTGAACAACCAAACCGCCTAAAACTGTGGTCATAGCGATCAATGAAGCAGCATAAGTAGCTTTACCTTGTACTGTTTTCTGAGCCATTGCACGAGAACCATGACGCATTAAAAAGGCTGCCGAGAACGATTTAAATTGCAGCATGGATTTTACAATCTCACCCATAGCTGTTCCCTTTTTCATGCCAGGTGCCATGAATGTTCTTTCACGTAACCCAGCCTCAATTACAGCCATGCCTTGCTCATCTAACAAGTGGGCTTGAAAACTTGAAGCAACTTCATCTTTGACTTTTTGAGGGTCTCCAAACTTGGTTAATTGCTCATCTGGAATTTCATAGATAGATCGTGCTGACATCAACTGATTGCCCTTTCTATCAATCACAGGTTCAGCCAAGCGCATGACTTCCCACGCTCGTTCACTCAATCCTGTTTTTTCCATCATTTCACGGTCATTGGTATTCAATTCAGACCATGCTTTATCACGGCTTAAACGTCCGTATTTCTCCATCAGCATTTTAGTAAAGCCAACTTTTGAAGCGGCTGTTAAAGCATTCAGTCCAGATACACGCATAACTTGAGATGCTATGCCACTCGACACACGTGCCAGTTTTTGCGACTTACCATGTACAGAAGTCAACCCATCATCAGCCCAACGATTGATAGAGCCGAGCATTTCCTCAGTGGCCAAACCTAAACTGTGTGCTAATTCCCGATCTTCTTTATTTTTTGGGTTTAACTGTGTGAGCAATTCACCGAATGTTTTACGAAAAGCAATATTGTGAATCGAAGCAGTTTTGGCAATCATAGCTTGATCTGTAATGCTTGATAGAGTTGTACCACCCAACATAGCTGCAACGTTCATAGAGCGATACGCCAAGCCTAAATTGGCTAGCACTTCGGACTGTGGTGTATTCTGCCCTGTAAATTCATCAAACATCGTTTGTGCGCGTTTACGTGACTTTCCTGTGCTATTCGCATCTATACCTTTGAGCCAATCTTTATTTCCTGCTGCATCCATTAAAATACGCATGGCATTTTTAGGACTACTTCCAAGACTTTCTACAAGTGCAATATCTTTAGATAAGCCGTTTACGTGTGCTTCCACCAAGTCCACAAAAGGCATACCACCAAAATCAGATTGATAATCTAGCCAGGCATCAGCATCTTTAAAATGCAGCACACGACTTTCAGAATGACGGCTGGTTACTTTTGAATTGCCACCAAATGATTGACGACCTATTTCTGTTTTATTTGCGCCGTTACTTGTGAGCGTATCAAACGAGTATTCGAGTAAATCACGTATTTCTTGCTGTGAATAAAATGTACCATCTTCATGCACGTACTTTGATGTATCAATCAGATTCTCAGCTTTATCTACCCAAGCTTGTTTACCTGCTACTGCAATTTTTTCTAGGTTGTGCGTTTGCGGTAAACCCCAATCATCAAGCTTTCCAATATCACCGCCTGATCGATTGAAGCGTTCACGCATCCCCTCAAATACATCGCCCATCTTGTCGGATATTTTTTTAGCCAAAGCATCGCCAGTATCTTGACCAAAGCGTTCACGTACAATTTTTTGAACTAAATCCTTGTCAGTAAATACACCTAAGCCGCCTTTAATGTTGGTGTAGAAGTCAACCAAGTCACCACGGTAAATAGCTGCAATTGCACGTGCTTTTGAATCCAATGATTGAACTCCCGACATATCACCATGCGGTGCAACCATGCGGTCTACAACTTCACTGGCTGATAAAGTTGCATGGTCAAGCTGTGCCAAGTTTTTAGATTGAGTGAGAATGTCATGCGCTGCGATTTTATGCTTGCGTTTTAATTGCACTTGAATATCAATTGCAACCTGCTCACTGGCTTGTATCAGCTTTTCAGATTCAGATAAATTACGCCAAGCATCAAGGTCTTTTTTAGCCAAGGATTTCATCGCATCTTTAATGCGCTGTTCGATTTGCTTTGCTTCCTGTTGATTTAATGAAGCCTTGCCTAGTGCTTGCGCTACAGCTTGTTTGCATTGTTCTTTCATTAATTATTCTCCAAACTGTAAAGCACAGCTAATTGCGGTTTGTGTGGCAAGTGTGTCTTGTTCCGCTTGTTTCGCTTCAGCTTCTAATTCATCCAAGCGTTCACGCAAAGTCATGGTAATTTCTTCTGCATTGCCATCAGGATCATAACGAGTCACACTGATATGCTGATCAGGATTTTGCATGATGGTATTCGCCACCGCATCTCCTTCCAAAACATCGTCAAACAACGAAGTCACGCGCACTTGCTCAGCCCCAAGCATGCTATCCATTACAGCAACAATGTCTTGTGATAACTCTGCTCTAGGCGTTTGCATGATTAATGATTGCAAAGTTTTATAGGCTTGTATCATCCAAGATTTAAACCGGTTAAACACATCTTTAAGCTCTGGCGTTGGTGCATTGCCAGAAGATAAATATTGCTCAAAAGTTTCGGCAAATTTCTCATGCAAGTTTAGTGACTGCTCAGGCGTTAAATCCTTAAATTTAGCACCAGATAACCCCGCCCAATCCATTACCACATCCATATCTTTGCTTAGGTTTTGCGGCAATGCCCCTTGCTCTTTAAGCTGCATGTGCATTTCTAAGAAATGATGCCCAAGCTCATGCACAAAGGTAGAGAAATCGGCATCTTTGTTTAGCGTAATTGTTGAGCCATCTTTAGCGGGGCTAAAAGTGATAGAGCCGCGCGTGCCGTCTTGATGCAAGGTTTTATCGGCAGACTCCCTGTACATTGTTTCCCATGTTTGGAATACCTTGTTTTTACCTTTATTCTCAACAAAACCAAACTTCTTATAAAACGCTTTTAGTTTTGAAACATTCCCGCCAAAATCACCAGATGGCGTTAATGCAATATGCTTACTATTCGCATCGGCATAATCAATTAACTGCTGCATTAGGTTGCTACCTTTGCCTGTGCCGCGTTCGTTTTGCGAAACAACAATTTTGCTTAGGGTTATGATATCGCCGTTCTCATGCACTGATACTGCTACGCCTATTTCCTTGGCTTGCTTCTCAAAATCATCAAGACTTTGAACGCCACTTTTGGACTGGTGATAAATATTCGGATTTTCAGCATCAACCTCTTGTCGCTCTAGGGTGCTTTGCTTGTAAGTAGAATTAGATTGATCTAAATCTGCAATCCGCATCGGAAAGCGTGCAAAAAGCTCATCCGCCGTGATGCCCATTTTTTTAGCTGTAGAGTGATAAACACTTGCGGCAACTTTTGCAGCATCGTTGATATAATCAGCACCGTATTTGCTTGAGTTGCTGAGCATTTCAACAATTTGATCTTGTACCGATTTTACCTGTGTTAATTCTTCACCAAACAAGCTCCCCTGTCTTGGGTCGCCCATGCTGTCAATTTCATCAATCTTGCTTTGAATATGCTCGCCAATAGCTTTGACACTGCGTTTATTGGCATCAAATACGTTTAAGAAATCACGTGCGCCTACGCTCAAACCGTCATCAATTAACTGACCTTGATCTAAATAATCACGTACTGTTTGACCACTGGCTTTAATATCACTCAATTTTTGCGCTGCTTGTGCCAAGTCTGTTGCAATCGTATTGGCATGCCGACCACCCTGCTTGACCAGTCCGCCAAGTTGCGACAATTGCGGCGATGCACGTAGTAAAGCATTCAAAACATTCTTACTGTCATCGTCCAAATTCTCAGACAATCGAGCAACCAAATTACCGTCGCCATAAGTATTTTGCGCCAAAGCGGTTTCAATGCGGCGTTTACCATCTTGAGACAATCGACCGTCAGGTGTTTGCATATTTGCACGTTCTGACTGCGGCAATTGGTCAATAAATCCACGTACAAAGCCCATGCTTTGATCAAGATTGATTGAGCCATCATTATTCACATTGATAAGTGAGGCATCGGGTAAGCGGTCAACATCGGTTTTAGCACGCTCAGGTGCGCTGAATTGCGCTACATCAGCTTCATTGGCTAACTTGGTGAATTGCACACGGTCAGTATCAGTTAAGCGTGTACGCACTAATACAGGCTGATCTATGCCTGAAATATCCATGCCACGAGTTGCAGCATAGTCATTGACCATTTTTAAGTATGCATCCGCCTTGCCCTCTGCATAGGCTTTGCCAATCGCCAATGTGCGACCGTTGCCCGATTCAACCACACCATCCAAACCTATAATTGGCGCACCATCGGATAATTTAGGCGAATCTGCTAACCATTCAGGGCGTAGATCATTTGCCATACTTTCAATCTGCTGGCGTGACGCTGCACGTGTACGGTCACGTGGCTGTAGCTCTGCTGGATAATTAGGATTCACCCCATAGAGCGCATCGTTGGACGTAATCAATTCAGACAGTGGACGTATTTCTGCTGCCACATCATAACTTGAGCCGTCCATGCCAACGGCTGTACTTGTTCCATTACCGCCATAACGCGAGCTTAAACTATTCCACTTAGTTTGCCATTTACCGATCGCTTGCCCCACCGTTAAGCCAGACATGCCGTTATTGTTCACAATGGCATTGGCATTCTCAGAATCGTATTTGCGCACAACATCAATCAGTCGTGCATTAGGATCAGCCTTTAAAACTTTTGCTGCCACCCCTGGTCCAAGTAAGTGACCCAAATATTGTTCATGCGCTACTGGTTCACGTCCAAGACTTTTACGCATAGATGCATTGGCATTCTTAATATGTTTTAAGCCCTGTTTAATTTGCTCATCCACATTGGTTCGATCACCGCCGCCTTGACCTTTCCAAGTTTTATTGAGAATTTGAAATAATCCATGCGCTGTTGATGTTGGATTTTTAGCTGTATGACTAAATGAACCGCCTGTTTCAATATGACTAATCGTTAATGCAACACTTGGGTCTATACCCTCTTGCTGTGCTTTACGTGCAATTGTTTTTGCATTGGTCGGTAAAGCCATAGATTCATAATTTACAGGCTTTTGCTTTTCTTCACCTTTGACTTCATGAATCACATTCACTGGTCGTCCAGCTTTCAGGTTTTCTGTGGCATGGTTTAGGTTTTTAAGATGGTTATTTTGCTGCACTGGGGCGGCTGACTTTACAGGACTTGCAGCATCGTCAAATTCCATCCGATTGACTGCCAGCGCACTTTGCACCACCGTTGCTTTCTGATCTACATCCTTATTTAATGTCTCAAGTTCTTGCTGAATTTGCTTATCCGCATAATGCGAATAGCCACGTGCTGCACCAAACAACAAGGCATTTAATGCAAGGTCAGTTCCAATACTTTGACCAGTGACTTGATACTCTTTGGCTTGTTTGTCGTAACCCCCTGATTGAAGTATTCCCCCGCTTGCCGCTTGCCCTGCGGTGGATAAAGCAGTTGCGCCACCAATCGATAAAGCGGCATCTTTTGCTACACCACCAACACCTTTTAAGCCGTATGAAATCGGCAATACCGTTGATACCGCAGCAACACCACCATCCACCAAAGCCACCTTTGCAGCCGTGCCGCTATCCACGCCTTTATTGGTCAAGTCAGTGTATTTATAATTGGTTTCGGACGTGCCTGTTAATGCGGCCGATCCAACTACGCCACCGCCCAAACTACCAATTAACGCACGAGTTGCATAATCACCAACACCAAAGCCAATCTGACCTATAGTGCCTGTGTTCTGCTTATCCTCTAATTTCTCAACTGCGCCCAGAATAAGCTCATTTCGAGCATCATCCTTTCGATCTAAATACTCACCTGGACTTTCTTTTCGCACATCCAATGGCTTAGAAAAATCATCTTCATCATTGATTGAATAAGTTAAGTGATCAATAACACGGTCAATCGGTGCTGCCAATGTATCCGCCGCTTTAGCAAAGCCTGCCGCTGCACCACGCAAAGGACTTGAAGCTGCACCATCAAACAAGCCAACTTCTTTTTTAACAGGCGGCATCTGTTTAAGCGGCTTCTTCTGCAATTCTTCAATTGCTAAGGTTTCATCATCGGCAAAGTCATTAAACCAAGTCATTTCGTAACCCCATGCATTTTGACACGCCAAATAGCATTATCTTTGATGAGTTTCTGCCCCTGCTCATTGATTAAATCATATTGAATTTCGCCCTTATCTGACGGCTTGCCCTGAACCAATCGGAAACCTTGAAGGTCTGATACACTAATGCCTGTCTGCTCTGAAATTCTGGCATAACCATCTTCTAATCGATTCTCAAACTTTTCATCTGACATGCCATAAGGTTTCGTTACTTTCCAACTTGACGTTTTGACACCACGATAATTACGATAATCATCAGGCTGGTTATAAACCCCACCTGTTGCCATTTCTAAAGCAGTTTTTAGAATGTTTTTATCAGGGTTAGCATCTTTTGTTGTGTGACTAAAACCACGCTCAGCCATCGTATCAGCATAAATTGCTTTAAATGTTTCATAGGCTGTATTCGCTTTTTCACCTTGTAAAGTATTCCCAGCATAAACGGTGAATTTCTGCCGCATGATGTCCTCTTTCGGCATCATTAATTGCTTGTTTTTAAGCAGATCTGTTCCAGTTAAAATTGACTCCGCCACATCACGACCATCAGAAGAAATAAAGCCTTTTGCCCTTGCCATTCCTGCCGCAATGTAGTTTTTATTGCCACCGCCAAGCTGCTCTAATGTCGCACCCCAAATTTTATTACCACCTGCAATACCTTTGCTTTGGTTGACCAATGCCGCAATAAAATCAAGTTTCTTATCAGCCGGCATTGCATCAAATGCTTTTTTAGCTTCAGGTAAATCTTCAGTAGAGATTGGCTTAATAGATAAATTTTCATCCTTCAAAGCCGCCTGTTTTGTGGCATTGCCGATGATCTTTTTTACAACACTTTGCGGATTGGCTTTTAACTCTGCACCAGTGATTGAATTAACTTCTAAACCGACTTCACGTACCGCTTGATTCGGGTTTTCTTTAATTGTTTTGAGCTTTTCGTCATAAATGGACTGATATACCCCGAATATTTTGTTTTCAGTCACAGGGTCATTTGATGTCGTGTTTTTAGAGTTTGCCTTTTGTGTGTTTAATCGCTTTAGCATTTCAGGCGTGGATAAATTGCTAAACTTTTGAAAATTGCCCGAATGCTGTTTATAAAACTCATACTCGCTTTCGTACTCAGTACCTTTAACTGCTACACCAACATCTGTCGAATAAGCATCATCGAGCGCACGACCTGTCAGCACTTGCGATTTATATTGATTAAATACCGTCCCTGCGCTCTGCACACGCTCATTTTCAACCACTTGCGCACGATGATTCAAAGCTTCAATGCGGCTTGTAATTGTGGATTTAAACGAATGGATTGTCTGCCCATCAAGGCTGTTGAACTTACTATCAGGCTTATCTAATTCCGCATAAATCTTCTGCAAGCCTTGAATATCTGCCTTTTGAGTTGAAGTAAGAATGCTCTCATTTATAGTATTTATACTTTGGTTTTGCTTATACTCTTTTGCGTATTCCAGTGCTTCGCTAGGAGATAGATATTTTTTACTTGCCTGAATAGTCTCTCCAGCATACTGATCTGCCATATCCGAGTTTTTCATTTTGGCAAGATTATCTAATGTGAGTTTTGCACTTGTCCGCGCTGTATCCGCTTCGGTTTTTTGACCAATATCATAAAATGAACTGATCTGACGATTACCAAAATCAGTAAACTTAGGCGCAAAGTCCTTTCTCACTGACTCAGGTATTTGTGACAAGGATTCATCCAAACGTTTTGCAAAATCCGTACTGAACTCACGGTCAATTACAGTCGCATCTTCCCCCGATGCAACACGTTGACGGTATTCACCAGCCATGTTCTCAATATCAAGACTGAAACTGCTTGCGACCGTCGCCCCTTGCAGTCGATCTTTTTCATTTTGTTCTTGTTTGCGTTGCTGTGCAACCTGACCAGCCACTTGACCAATATTCTGCAAAGCTCCTGCAATCATCTGACCAGTTTGATTCTGTGGCATTTGGATACGTTCAACCTGTGGCATAGATTGACCGAAATTGCCCATAGGAATTTTAGCCATTATTTCCACCCCCCACCAGTTGAGCCTTTATTATTCTGAGAGAGTGAGCTATAACCACTTGCACCAGCAGATACGGTATTTAAGGCACCAGTTGCAGCAGCAGTACCAGCATTGTTTTTATGCACGCTCGCTTCCGCTTTTAAGCGTTGAGAAGAATTATATCCAGTGACCTCTGCCATTGCCGCATCATAGTTGCCTGCTTGCTCAATTGAATCATTGATGACAATGGACGTACCCTCATTTACATCAAGCCCATTACCAGCCGCAGCCGCACGTGCGGCGGATTGTGCTTTCCCTTTTTCCTTTCGGATGCGTTCCGCCTCAAGACGACCACGCGCTTTTACAGCATCAGCATCTGCTTCCGCTTGTTCGCCAGCAGCTTTATTATTCTGATAGCTTGAATATCCAGTGATTGCCGCACTCACAACCGTTGCGGCAACTGCAACATAAGCCATGCTCATGCAATAAACTCCTTATCTTGATATCCAATACTCGCTAGGAAATTATCAATTTCACTTTCAGGAATAGTTAGATCATCTTCTAGCTTTTCAGTATTGGTTTCATTTAACGTATTTGGATGGATGGTTAGCCAAGAGCTATCTTCATGAAAATATCCAATTCGCTTAGTCCCTGCTTTAGACAGCATGACTTGACCAGCATATACATCCTTAATGCCATCTTCGGTAATCAGTGAAACTGCACCTTTAAGTAAGATATTAAAATGCTCGGTACTGTGCATTTTGCTAATAACCAACGTTCTAGCTTTAGCATCCATCTGACGCATGTAAACATCAGGGCCAAAGTGGTGCTTTACAGGTGGAATTACTTCATCAATCTGATTTTCTTTAATCCCTGCTACAAAGTAATTTTGAATCTTTTTAACCACTTCGATATACGTTCTACGCTCAGGATTGTCTAAAATTTGCTTTAATAAATCAGTGTTATCTTGCTGAATAATATCGCTCACGCTTTTAACTCCAAATCCAAAACAGTGCCGTATTGCTTAAACCCAAAACTTTCATACAGTCGAACGCATGATTGAGATTCAACACCAGTCGTTGTACCGCATTGGATACGACTTGCCCCCATAGCAGCCGCCCAACCAATGAACGCCTGAATAAGCATCTGTGCTGCACGTGATTTACGATACTCAGGAACGACATACAACACATCATCAAAAGCAATCTTGATGTCATTGAACCAATCACCACCGATACGGCCAACAAAACCGCCAATGATCTGCTCATTTAGTTCAACTAGAAAGATCACCCCGCCGCCTTTGATCAAGTAAGTGAAATGCTTGGCTGCATTTTCCGCAAGATATGGACGGTTTTGATAATTAGGGGCTTCTTTTATAAACTCACTCCCCAATTCAACCATGACAGAAACATCGGAAAGTGTTGCTGCACGTATTTTCATGGCTATTTCTCATTGATTGACAATTGCATAGTGATAGCTTGCAAGTGAAACGGCAGAGGTTTGTTGTGTGAAATGATTAACGGCATTTTATGCAAATCCTCCCAATGCCCTCCCTCGTGTAAATGATAGCCAGTGTGCGGCTTTCTTGGGTCGAGTGGATTATCGTCAAAAGTAAACAGTTCAATCATTTCACCGTTGATTTCAGGGGCAATCGTCTTATTAAAAAAGAATGCGATTCGATCAATTTTTGCTTTGTGCATCATTGTAGATAACGGTGCTTGAGTTAGCTCAGGTGGGAAAAGCTCAACGATGCATTCGATAGTTTCACCAAAGCTAATCTCTTGACCTGCCACGTCTTGAAACGTCATTGTCGAGCCGTTATCTACAAATCCAATCTCATAAATAGCTTCACCCTCTAGCTGATAAACCGCAATATCACTAAGGTAAGGCGCACCCTTACTCACAGTGTTTGTGAGTGGTGTAATATTGCGCTGTGAATCAGTGTATGCGTCGAAAGATAGCTCTTCCAAGCAAACTGCGGTGTTACGCTTAATCAGCATAAATGAACGATCTGCACCGAGTTGCGTAGGCATTGAACACATGCTCTTTACTTCGCCACCAAAATCATGCTGCGCCCATGCAACTACTTCTTGATCACGATTGAACGTTATTGATGCAACCCTACCATCGCCAAGAACACACCAAACCAAGTTTTCAGGCTCTTGCTGATATGAGATTTCATTCACACCTTTGTGTAATTCACCAATATGAGAGGACAAAGAACTGATTTCAGGAGAAACTAATCCATCGACTTCAAAGCGATATGTCAAAGCACGTACACGTTCACCGCCACGCTGCACGAATAGCAACTCATTACCGACTCGTTCAGGGCGCGTAATAGGATAAACACCGTATGCACTATGCTCATTGATGTTTACTGTTGTCGGCGTTAATGCGCCATCGGAATCAACCATGTATTCACCGCCTGACGTTAAACAAACCACGCCACGCTGTGCCTCCAAGAATAAAATGCTATTAGCTAATCCTGAAGCTGAAACGATACTAAATGCATCTGCATCTTCTGTGGTTTCAAGAAAATCACCATTATTACCAACTGCACTAAACCAAATTTTATTAGGCGCTTTCTTGGTATTTGCTATAACTAATCGTTGTTTATAGAACGTACAGCAACGTGGATACCCATTTTCAGCATTAAAAGCTGGTGGAATAATTCCCCAAGAGCGTTCGATTGCCAAAATATCAGCATCTAATTTTCTAAGAATCTCCCCTTGCACCTCATCAGCATTAATAAATTTAGTAATTCGCAGTATGCCGCCATTCACTTCAATGTAATTGCCTACATCTGCCGCTGAAAATACAGCACTTGTTTCCGCAGTTGTTAATATCCAGTCTAACGTTTCTGTGTCGGGTTGCTTATTGGTATTACCACGCAATGCTTGATAATACGCCCCCAAATATGCAACAACATCACCTGTCAAATACACTTGTATGTTGTCCCAATCACTTGTTGCATTTAATTTAAATGAAATAAAAGCCCCTAAATCCTTGCCCGACGGCTTGCCTTTTCGGAATGGATAACGCGCACTCTCTGAATCTGTAGGTGCATGTGTGTATGCAAATTGATTGATCTGCCAATCTGCAAAACTAGGATTACAAGAAACTTTCTGCACGGGTAAATCGCTATGCGTCATGAACATTTCATAGCGATATTGTACAAACTGAATGTCAGAGATTTGTTCATCGGTATAAGGTGTCACAACGGATGCAATGATTAAGTTGGTTCGGGGATTAAAGACTTCTAACAGCAACGGCTTCAAAATTAGCATGAATGAACTTTCAGAATTCACAATGAATGGAATGATGCGCACCGCCCCTGCTTGCTCACTTAAAAACAAAGTACCTGGTCTTTTTCGCACCCCACCCTCAACCAATGGAATTACATTTTTTAAGGTCTTTGCACCATTGCCATATTGCTGAATATCAGTACGTGTATACAGTGCTGGAGCTAACTCCCCCGCACTGAAATTATTCTTCATGATGAACTGTTTCATTAGTTGCGCACCGTCATAAGAGTTGGAACATAATCAGCGACAAAGTCTTGCGCTGGACGCTCTTGACCGTTGATAGCGCGTGCTTGCTTCAATAGATTTTGAAGTTTTTGCCATGCACTATCTGCTTCGGTTTGGCTGCCTGTGATTGGCTTTGCGAGTTTATGAACCAAGTACAACGCCATGCACTCACAAAATAATGAATCCCAAGTCTGTTCGTTATCATTGTCTGAAACGTAGACTAAGTTGATCAAATTCGAATTTGCTAGAATATGCCGACCCTCTACTTCGTAAAACTCTTGCCCTGTGTCAATCACTCGTAGGAAATCGTTAGGCAATGGAAATGCGTGTGAATAGCCAAATGATGGATGCGTCACCACTGGAGCAAGCTGCTCACGTTTACGAGCAAATGACCATGGGTGCATACGCAACAATGCTTTACGTGATGAGTCGTAAACCGAAGCACAACGACGTGCATTTTCTGTGTTGTCATCAAAGGATTGAATCGTTTTAGCACCGATCATGCTCAGCGCTTCATTGCAGATAGATATGCTTGTAGTTGTCATAGAAAAAGCCCTCAAGTTTTAATGATCTTGAAGGCTTTTAAGGTTAGGTTTGTTGGGTGTTAGCCACGGAACAAGCGATAGCCTTCCAATTCCCACAATTTGTTTTCTGCAGTTTTTAAAGCGTCCTTGGATGCGTACCCAATACCAAGCTCTTTGCTAAAATTTTCAGGATTAACTGCTTTTGACATTGCCGTTGCTAGATGAAAGGACCCATCAAGCCATGCATCCGCGCGAACGTATTTAGTCGGTGTTTCACCAAAAGTAAAATGCAATTGCACGCGGGCCAATAATTCCTTAATTTGTTCCGGTGTGACTTTTGGTGCTACTGCTTTCTCTTAAAGACCTCACACCCTGCTCAGAGGTGTGAAGCCAAAGTTGACTGTTAGACTACAAAATCAATCGCAACCACTTTGGTTTCATTAGCACGACCCGCACCAAACGAATGAACACCACCAACCTGCTTCATGTTCTTTTTGTCTGGACGCGTACTGATGTCAAAGCCTGTAATATCTGCATCACCAAAATGCACCGCCGAACCACAATATGCAACGGTACGACGCTCAGTAGCACCAGCTGCACCATTGTTTAATTTTTGGTAAGGAATCCAGTTAAAGCCTAACCATTTACCACCGACACCACCTTCTTGCAGCATTTTCCCTGCCATAAAATCAGCGGATGTGAGCGTGGTATCACCTAAGATTTTCTCAAGCATTACATCGGTGTAAAGGATGTATAGCTGCTCACCGTTATGCTCATCATTTTCAGTTTTGCGGAAAATTGATTTAGCTTTTACAAGTTGCTGCTTCAATGTGCCGAAGGCGGATAGAATGATTTGACCTGCGGGCAATACAACTGCCGACGTAGAAGATACGCCTGCATCATCAACCACTTTACGGCTTACCGAACCAACTGCCGCTTGATAAATAATATCGTCAATTTTACGACCACGTGCACCCAGCAAAAGCTTCATGTATTTATCTTGTGGATTGGCTTTTAACTTCGGAACATCACGCGGTTCAATCGGGATAAATAGATCAAAGTCATTCATTAAGACCGAGCGCATACCTGCATCTGGAATCGTCCAAGTCGTGTTGCCCATACGAGCACCTGACGCTGACATTTCCACTTGACCCATATCATTGATGGTAAAAGACTCACCAGTGATTTTACCGCGATTTACAACTGTTTTAAGTAAGCGAGATTCATTCTGTGCTGACGCAATCTCATAAGTGTCATGAAACTGCTGAACAAACGCTGCTGTGATTTTGTTTTCGTTAGCCATGTGCTATCCCCTTATTTGTATGTTTTGCTGTAGTAGCGTTCAACTTGCGCCGACACAGACTTATGATCTGGGTGCTTATCGTTTAAATAAGCTTCCGATGCCATCAATGATTGAACATCTACAGTTCCGCTTTGTTGGGTATTTGAGGGGGGCGTATCTTCACTCAACTGCTGCCCAAAATATGCCGCCATTTTCAAGACCAGTGGATTATTACCAAACTCAGGGCTATTCACTTCTTCCGCAGTTAAAATGCCGTTCTGAATTGCGCTGTTTGCAGCTGCTTGTGCAAATCCGAAATTAGTATCTGTATCTGCACCCCACGTTTCTTTCATTGCAGCCACACAGCCTTCGGTGTCTAAAGCTGCATTGCCCTCCATGATTGCAGGTAGCAACTGGCTGTATTCGCCCAATAAGAAGTTCAAACTCTTACTATCAAGCCCTGCTTCACGTGCACGTTCTAAAAACTCTTGATTTTCAGGAATAGCCTTAAACTCGTCATAGTTAAAGCCTTCCACGTTGACTTCATAGCCATCGATAGAATCGGGAACGGCTGCTACTGGTGCAGGTGTGTCAAGTGGCGGTTCATCACCTAGTGGAGTTGGTTCAGGCGGTGTAGCAAGTAAACTGTTTGGTGTTGGTTCTTCATTTGGTACTGGTGTATTTGCTTGTTCAGTCATTTACTTCTTCCTTATAACTTGGGTCATTCGCCCGATTAATGTTGTTTACGATGAAATTAACAACGCTCTGCTGCCCCAATCGGTGGCATGTTTCACGCTCTGAATCTGTGAATGCATCACGACAAAATACTTGCGTTAGATGCTCTAAAATGCGGTTGCCGTTAATATCGAGATCAAAGACATTGCGGTATGTTTCTGCTGTTGCTTTAGTCACTCGATGCCGCCTGACATAGTTGCCTTGCTCTTGCTCCCCACTGGATTCATCAACCAGTGTTGGCTGTTGCAGTTCATCAAGCTGTTCTTGAAGTTGAATGCTTAATTGCGTGAAATGATCTAAATCTTGCTGAGCATCAAAATGCAGTCGTGTTTCATCCCAATATTTGACTTCCCAATCATTAATTTTGTGTTGTTGCCGAACAATCAAAACAAAGGCAACAAACAACATAAAAATAAGGAAATAAATCATTGCATGGTCTCCGTTGCCATTTGATTCTCAATACCTTTAGCAACTGCACCACCAGCCATTTCCATCATTGCTTGCTGTTGCTGTGCTTGCTTCGCTTCGGCTTGAGCTCTTTCACGCGCTTGACGTAGTTCTTGAACTTCTTGAGCTGTACGCATGATGTTTTGTGGAACACCACGACCATTACCAACAAACACGGCTACAGCATCAAAATCCACATTGTCTAAAATGGTTTGATCAACTTGTGCAAACTGAGAAAGACTCATGACGTATTGTTCTGTTGCAGTGACTTCTTCCATTCGTTGTGAGCGTGCCATTGGTGATACAAACTTAAATGAGAGATTGCTACCCAGTAGTTCTTCGGGCGGTTGCCCTAAAGCACCTGAACGCAATGCCAAGCCGAAACAGCGGTCAAGAATGGATTGCAAGTATTCAGTTTGTAGTCGTCCGTACATGGGTCCAAGCATCTGACGAATCAGTTCAACGCGTGTATGAATCTCTGTTGCCGTCATTTGCTGTGTGCCAATATTCGGCAATTGATCAGCCATCAATTTGCGACGAATGCCGCCTTGAATGTTGGTGAGTAGATAATCTGCGATTTGGAAATTAGTACCGTCATCCAAACGCTTCATTGAATCAACGCTATTCGCCACGATGACTTTACGTGGGCCAATACGCACCGTATGCGGATTTAATACGCCATCATCTTCTGCAATCCACATGCCGCCAAGTTGTAAATCTGCAGAACGAACTGTGTTTTTCATCAATTCATTCGCCATCTTTGCATCAGGCAATGCAATCGTCATTTGACCGTTGCCATAAACAGAATTTGGCAATCGACGCAACCGTGGCACTGAACAAGGGAACTCGTGATAACCCGATTCTTTTAAGATGTGATTGTTATTGATGTCGATATGATATGAAGCAAACGGCATTGCCTTATTAATCTGCCCTGAACCCACCTGTTTTCGTGGTTGAATGACGTGAAGCAGCTTCATCTTGTCATCGGGTGACGTTTTGGCTTTCTCAATCACACTATGATGACAATTGTTTTCACCGTATGTATTGATCATCGCTTCTACAGTCATTTCATGTTCACGATAAATCGTGTCAATGCGACCATCAGCGCGTGTTGAGCCAATGAAGCAATTGCCTATATGCCAAGACTCGAACACATAACCGCCACCTGCTTCACGGTCAATATCGGTGTAAAGCACACCCCAACCAGCCGCAACAATGTCCGTCACAGTTTCAAAACTTTCGCTGTCAAAATTCGCAGCATGAATATTGCGCCACATGAATTGCGCTGCATCTTCCAGCCATCGCTCTCCATCTGTTAAAACGGATAAATCATCCACACCATCAGGTTGAGCTTTGAACCAAATCGCATTTGCTGGCGTTACACCGTTCATGATCATAGACACAAGCACTTGCAATGCATCAGATGCGGTTGAATCATATAAATCTGTTCGCTCTGTTTCACGCTGTGACTTCACATCTGAATCAGAACTAAAGTTTTGTTGACGCTCAGGCGCACCGTATTTGTAGCAATCTGCCCAATGCGATTCATACTGACTTCGCGCTGACTTGAGTTGATTTAATCGTGCACAAAACTTACGAGCGTCATAGTTCATTAGCCACCACCGAGTTTTGATTTGCCTGTTAAGCGACCTAGAATTTCATTTTTATCGCCCATTTTTTGCCAAACACTCCCGCCTTGTTCATCTTTCGGCATCAGTGCTGTAGCTGTACTACTTGAGCCAATACCGCCACGCCGCATAGACTTCTTCACATTTGCTTCGGCGGCAGCTTTTTCAGCAGCTCGGCGAGCATCCCCTTCAGGGTCTTGCTGTACAACTTTAGGTTTGCCGCACATATCAGTATTCCTCAGAAGTCCAGCCGTGTTCGCCACAAACTTGACGAGTGCGTTTAGTTGCTACAGCTTGATCTGCATCTTTCATCACAGGTTCAGGATTGGCTAACTGCCCTTTGTTTTTGCGCCACTCAAGAAACTCTGCATATTCCTTTTGAGCATCTGCATCACTTGGAGTTTCGAGCGTAGCTGTTTGTGTTGTATCTGCCGCAGTGCTTACAGATTGATCTGCCGCATCGGGCACTTGTTGGTTGTCCGTTGGTGTTTCGGTAGGTTTGGCTGCTTCGGGTGCGCCTGGTGTTTTTGTTTGACGTGCTGCCATAAGAAAAGCCCTATTCAGTGGTAAATGGTGAATAGGGCTAGTGTTGATGTCTATGTATTGCGGTTTGTTGGGTGAATGTGATGCTATTTTTTAATTTCTTCATCCAATTCAGCAATCACTTGATCACACAACCCGCCATCATCAAAAATATCCATCTGTCCTACTTTGTATTTGTATGTCATCCACTCGCCATCACGCGGAAAGCGGACTAACCCTAATTCCATCTGCCAAAGTTGAATAAACGCATCGCCATTGTCGTAATTTGGAATGCCTCCACGCGCCCATTCACTCACAGTTGATGCACCCGAAACTGGCAATACATCAGCAATCTTTTCATGTGTCCAGCCAAGGTTGCATAAGTCTAAAATCATGCGGTTGAAGTCTGGTCTTATGTACTTGCGACGCTCTACCAAAAAGGCTTTCACTTTCTTTTTTGTGCGTTGATTGAGAAAACGCGCGCGCGCGCGAGGGGAGTCCACAAAAGCCATCGTATCAACCGTCATGTCCATGCTTTAACTCCATAACTTTCAGTTTAATTAATCCACCCTTAACCACCTCGCCACGTCTAACTGCAAGCTCATCGAACTGCTCATCATCAACGCAGAAACCACACTTCACTAAACTGTCGATTGTTGCTTTCAAGTAGTTGTCTATGTCTCTAATTTTTCTGTCGGGAAAATAGAAAATCACATCCAATTTAAGTCTTGAATTTGTGTATAAATTTGGAACTATTGTCTGAACATATGCATGAAAAGCTTCCGCTCGTTTGCTTAAAAACCGCTTCTTTCCTTTCACCCCCCAATATTTATTTACTGACGGAGGAATCATCCAAATTTCTGCATCTAAAATTAAGTTTTGCTCTATTTCCACAATTGGCTCTGATTTGAGTTTTAAGCGTATTTTAATTCGACCTAGTACCTTTGCATCATTTTCTTTCTTTTGTCGATCCTGCGCTAAATTAGCCTTGTTTCTGTGCGCATTTAGGTGTGCTTCTAACTGTTCGTTGCTCCATCTCATGCACACCCCCTCACCAAAGCTACTGCCAAAATGCACATCAAA